ATCTGGATATGGATACTGATTAGAAATTACATCCTGTAATTGAGTGAGTTGATTCTCATCTAATAAGTTAAACATCACATCAACAATATCATGTGCTGTTCCATTATCTCCTTCTTCGATAATGTCATGAATGTCGTTTAAAAAAGTCATTAGTTAGTCTCCTCGAATGGTTCTCTTAGTGGTTTTTTGAAAGGTGTTTTCATGTAGTCTTGAATCTCATCAACTACCTCTCCAAAACTATCTTCCCAGTAGTTTTGTGCTTCATCAAGAAATTCTGCATCAGGCATATTCTTGTATAGGTCATCAAGATCATCCATGACGTATTGAACTAAATCTTTTGTTGACATATTATCAACATATCTCTCAACTAAAAATGATTTTAGTTCATTAATGATTGCTTTGTCCATTAAAAAATCCTCCTTAGTTTTCGTAAAAGAAATCGTCCTCACCACCAAAAGGTGATGCTTCATACTCTGTATCTGCTTCTATGTTCTGTTTTAGATTGTCATCATAGAGGCGAATAGATAACTCTGCGTTATCTGCCATGCCTACCCATCCCTTACGATCGAGTGCATTTTCAATAATGTCATATACTTTTAGGACTTCTTCATCATTTAGAAATCCACATATATTCCAGTATTTTTGAGTTGTTAAATGGTTTGGCATAATGGTTGTTTGTCTATAGTATTATTGTAATGGATGAATAATTAAAATGGAAGTCACTTTGTGCCACTAATAAAATTGTCATGCGGTGTTCTCATTCCATACAAAATTTGTTATATCCTGTTGTCTAGCATCCGCTTGACCTGTATTCTCCTCTAAGAAAAATGTCCTATGGAAAACTTCATAGTCAGCATAATCCCACTCGACTCCTTCAAAGTATGGTTCTTTAATCCATGCTTCAACTTCTTCTTTAGTTTTGAAGTCAATAGTGCCTGTGTTGTTTTCGTGAATTGTTAACCTGTACATTTACCACTCCATAGTAGGTTGTTTACTTTGTGCTTTCTCAATTTTTCTTGAATAGTTTACTTGTTCATCTTGAATCTTATCGAAAGCGGTTTCGATCTCCTCTGGTAGATCATCTATCATACTGGTATCTCTAAGTAAATCATAGAGTTTTACCAGTTGATATAATTCGTTGTTTGTAAATTCTACTTTCATGACTACCAATCTCCGTTAGAGTCAGCATAGACATCTTCATTCCAATGCTCTGTATCTTCTAGGATACCGCAATGTCTCATAATGCCATCATAGATTTCCATCCCTGATCTTGACATTCTGCCACATGAATAATCCCAACCTAGTTCAGTTAGGTTATCCATAATAAAATTGAGTGATACTTTTTTCATGATTATTTGAAGTTGAGTGATTTAACTGGATTGTCTGTGCCTGTAAATGCTATCTGAAGAATAGTCTCTGCTAAGTCTCTCTGGTCAGTAGTCATTTTGAACTCATAATAATCGAAAGCATCTTTGATAAGATCATAAGATTGTCTGTCAAGTTTGGTCATAATGGTTTCATGTGTATATTATTATAATAGTGTGTATTATACCACTATGGGAAAATAGTGTGCCACTAAAGTCACTGGCACACTAGACGTATGATAGAGGTGGAATCCCCTCTATAAAGATATAGTCAACTACATCCTGTATTCTCTTAGCAATTCTCTCAGAATACTTACCAGATAGAGGAACACACACCTTACCATAAGGTTTATGGTATAACTCAAATGCACCTACTGGAACTCTGCCCTCTGACATTGCTAGTCTGTCCTTAGGGTGTATCCTGATGACTCTACCAATAGTCTGTGCCATTTCGATTGTAGGTAGATTTCTCAACATGATTGTATGAGTAAGACCTGCTACATTGATACCTTCAGATAATATAGAGTAATGGAATATGATAAACTTCTTGTTCTCATCCTTACCATATTCTGTAAGAGTATTGAAAAACTCTTCTCTACCAACTTTCTGTCCATTGATGTTAGCACCATACTTAGAGGTAATATGTAATACCTCGAATCCCTGCATGTATAACCAAGCAAGTGTATCAGTTCTTGTAAGAATACCATAGATGTTAGCAGTTGATTGTCCTGCTACTAGAATCTTAGGATTGATGACATTCATGTCCTCGATCATATCTTTTAGATTGTCAGCATCAACTTCAACAGCATTGTATCTGTCTCTTACTCTGTCTGTTTTAAATGGTATTACTTCGGGTGGTAATATTGAACCACCATCAATAAGTTCCTGTGCAGTTGTTTGCTCTAATACTGAACCATATACCTTACGATTGCACATCCCTCTGACTCCGTTTGCACTCTTCTTACCTCTGGATACTTTAGGTGTAGCAGTAAAGAAAAACTTACGAGTTCTGGGTCTGTGACTTAATTGTTCGATAGGAATAAAGAAGTTCTTAGCAGTTCCATTGTGTGCTTCATCAAAGTAAATTGTATCAATTAGAATACCACTCTCTACCACTCTGTGTAATGAATGATATGTAGTAAAGATGATACGATTCTCTCCTGTCTGCATCACATTGTTCTGCCATCTTACAATATGATCTGTCTTAAGTGTACTATCGTAGATTGTCTCTCCACTATGTACATGTAAACATTCTATTGAAAGATTATGCTTACCATCTAAGTTCTGCTCAAAAAATTCTGAACATAATTGATTTGCCAATAATATGCGAGGAGCAACAACAACAATAGTCTGGTCTGACTTGTTTGATAGTTCTCTGATTATATCAGCGATCATGACGAATGTTTTACCACCGCCTGTAGGAATGATAATTTGACCATGACCAGTAGTTGCCATTGAGTTGTATGCTCTGGTCTGGTGTGGTCTTAATAAATCTGAGAACATAATAAAATTAACTTGATTTAATTATAGCATAAAAAAATCCCCCTGTGTAGGGGGATGTAAACCACTTAACCAACTGTCCACTATGGAAACTACCACCTATAGAATAACCAGTTCTATAGACGAGAGGAAACAAAACACGACCAACTGCTTAAGTTCGACTTAAATGCGTATGCGAGTGGTTTCAACTGCTAGTTGAATCTGCTTAGTCATCCTAATGACTTCACTTTCGGTATCCGCAACCTTGAAAGTCTTATGTTGGTGGGTTTGTTTCCCCACTATTAATATAACAGGTCTTGTAGAGGATTTGTAGAGACTTGTGCAACTTGTTCAACTGGCACACGTTGGTCTATCAAATTACCATATTCTTCATGCAACTCACATCCGATATAATCTCTACCTAATTGCTTGGCAACCATAGCAGTAGTTCCTGATCCCATGAATGGATCAAGAATTATATCTCCCTTCTCACTCCCTGCCAGTATGCAAGGTGTAATTAAGTCAGGTGGAAAAACAGCGAAGTGACTTCCTTTGTATGGTTTATTTGTTATTGACCAAACATCACGTTTATTTTTCCTGTCATAAGACTTGGATAAACCACTATGAGGAGATAACCCACTGCCACTATTATGGTACTTACCCTTAGTGCGATCTCTTGTCCCCCAATCTTTTTTAACTGGTTCTTTGATTGCTTCATTGTCATAATAATACTTTTTGTTTTTAGATAATAAAAATATGTACTCATGTGATTTAGTACATCTATCTTTTACGGACTCTGGCATTGGATTAGGTTTATGCCAGATAATATCCTGACGTAGATACCATCCGTCCGATCTCATTGCAAATGCAAACATCCAAGGGATGCCAATTAAATCTTTTTCTTTTAATCCATCTAATTTATTACCACGTTTATTGCATTGAGTTGGTAGGTCTTGATTAGTTTTAGATACTGATTGTTTAGGATATGATTGACCTTTTCCTGGTCTATAATTGTAATAACTATCTCCTAAGTTAACCCATAGAGTACCATCATCAGTTAATATATTTCTAACTTCTTTGAATACACTTACCAGTTGATCTATAAACTCCTCTGGTGTATTCTCTTGTCCTATTTGATTCTCTTCATTACCATAGTTCCTTAATCCATAGTAAGGTGGCGAAGTCACACAAGTTCTTGCCTGTTCATCAAATTGTTTGAGAGTGTCTCTGCAATCTCCATATAATATTGTATTTCTCATAGTATTACCTTCTCCAATAACCATCTTACTTCCTTGAATGATATTCTCTTACGATACTTACCACTCTTTTGAGTTGATTTAAAACTTGTCATATAGAAATCATTTGTTTGTTGTCTATACTCTTCCATTGCTTCATTGAATAGAGGTATATGTTTATCTCTAAGATATGATGATTCAATAGGAAATATATTTCTGTTAGTTGTTTTACATTTACCATTGACATCAACAAGACCTCTCCTATCCTCGTCTTTCATTCTTCTTAGATAGATATTATCTCCCTCTGTCGTATCAATACCAATAATAATATATTCACTAAAATTAGTTGGATTAAATGTCACAGGAAAATTAGATGATTTAGGAATAAAAGTATCATCTGACTCTAATTGTATGCCATTGACATATAAACTTGTAGTTGTTTGTTGAGGTATAAAATATGCTACACCTGCGGGATTATCTGTGTCTGAAAATAGTTTCATATCAAATTTATCCCATGCAAATAATCTATCCTTAAATAGATTTTGATTGAAAAATGTTGAGGGTATAATTGCTGCAACATAATCACAATTATCTAACATTAATTGTAAACAATCGAGGTATAAATCTTCATGCTTAACAATTACTGGTAGTCTTTTTCTTGATATAATTGTCTTTGCTAGGTATGGTGGATTAGTAATACATACTTGATAATCTTTAGGAAAATCTTTTATAGTATCTCTTATCTCTACATTAAAATGTTGAGGGTCTATATCATAACCTACCCATGCTGCATCTATGAAATCAAATAGATTCCCTGCACCTGCAAATGGTTCTAATACTGGTTCATCTTTAGGTACTAAATTATACCATGATTTAAAAGCATCAGAATTATTAAATGGGTCAGTAGTTGTGTAATACTGACCCAATAGTTGTTTATTCATAAGACTATTATATCACACTATAAGGATAATTCAAATCCTTCAGCATCATATAATTTGTTTATGTCTTGATCTGACTCTGTTGCCATCCAAGCAAATGTAATAGAACCTGCCTGTGGCATTGAATTTGTAATAGTCTTACCTAGTGCCTTTGCACCTCCTTTCCAAATAGTATCTTTTAGATATGTTGTAATATTATATTCTATTTGTTGTTTATACTTTGCCATATCTTGTCTTAATAAGTCAGATTTAACAACTTTTTGGAAACCTAATACAACAACATGTTCACAAGGTGTGTAATTCGCTGTTGCTATCATTTCGGTCATTTCTACTGCCAATCCTTTCTTACCATATAGTCCAGTATGTGCTGCTGAACATACATACCATCTTCTGTTATGGTCATCAAGACTACCTCCTACCTTATTCAAGAATCCAAGTATAAATGGAAACTTTAATCTGTTAATTACCATTAACTGATCGAGCATTGATTCCTTTGTCCATGTCCATTGAGGTATGCGTATGCTGTGATCTTTAGCAACTCTATCAGTAAGTTCTTTAAATGTTATGTTTAAATCTTTTCTGATACTATTACCATACTTACTAACATAATCAAATAACGCATCCCAGTTATCTTTTAGTATTCTGTCTGCATCATACGCTTCTTGAATGTGAGTCTTGAAATCATCAAGATCATAGTGTTTACTCTCAATATATGTTCTTTGGTTTGACTCTATTCTAGCAAATCTTTTCATAGAAAATTCATCAAGAAATTTTCCTATAGTAAATGGTGCTGATAACCAACGTTTTATCCAACTCATATACCTATGATTTCCTACAATTAGAACATACCTATATCTTCTACCATTAACTGTAATAAAATCTAAGTGTCCATTTGTCCAATCACTTACTGATACAACTACCATAGGATAAGTTTCTGGAATAAGATCATGTTTGTCTGTCTCCTCGTCTATTTCGTCAACGTGACTTTGATCTAATTTTTGATTCCTAAATTGTGTTTCAAATGTGAAACCACCTTCTTCATGATAACCAACAAATACATCACTAAAATCTAATTCAGCAACTTTGTTTTTGATTATGATGTCGGCAGATAAATCGTTCCAATTTTTGACTTGTTGTTGTATTTTAGGATATTGTTGAAAGACCCAACCTGAGTCTCTTCTATCCTCTATGTCAAAATACATTTCTGCTTGATGATATGAAGCAGTTGATTGTTGTTGTGAAGTTGTCATAATGAAATTAATCGGTTTTGTAGTTCAATGTGATTAACGACCCAAATGTTTCCACTAGGGTCATCAAATTCTTCTTGCAATTTATTATACTCTACTTCTAGGTCTGTGTCAATAAGGGCAATATAAATTAAATCTTTTCTTAATGAAATGTCACGACCCCAAGACAACCATCTTTTTTCTTCTTGAAATACATTATCCTGTCCTCCTCCTCTACCTAGACAATACTTGTGAGATAACCATCCAAATAGTTTACCATCCCTCTTGATCTCTCCATCAATAGTTTTAATATCATTAACTGTATTACCAAACTTCTTTTTATATAATGCGTTAGGATATGTTTTACCATCCATTGCAGGTCTTAATAATGAGTTAGGTAGGCACTCTACTCTAAATCCATAATGTTTTACAGTTTGATCTATACCATTGAGTGTAAATACTTCATCCTGTCCACTCTGTCTATGTGATTCCTTACCTAATACAACCGCCAACATTTTAGATACTGCACTATTACCTTGGCAGTTCATGAATAAATCTCTCTCCCCACATCCATGAAAGTCTAAGTGACGTTGCAATGCAGTTTCATTAATATATTTCTTGATCGGTTCTTTATCTAATATTCCTTTCTCTAAAATTGTTGCGACAGTTTTCCATGTCTCATCCTGTCTTGCACTCCTTAGATTAGGAACATCAAATTCAAATAATACTGGTCGTAGTTTCATGATATAAATGTATTACTTACATTATACCATAAAAAAGACCCCTGTAAAGGGGTCAATTAAATTACTGGAACATTTCGCTACATATTCGTTTACATTGACTTGGATGCGTGTTGTCTGTTGTACATTCGATTAAACACTCGAAGTACTCGTTTTGAAGATCATCCGTATCTGCACTCGTAAAAGTGTTATCATTAAATGATGCCATTTGATTGATTGAAAGTATATTGTGCATTGGATGAGGGTAAATGTGTACTATTCCATTACAACTAAGTTAGGGAACATTGGTCTATCCTCCACATTCTACACTATTATTTACTATAATAATATGTTTTGAAATGCTAATTGTTGCAAGAATTAATGCCTATCTTTCAACTCTCCACTCTGGGTCATTAGTTGGATGCACCCAAAATTCTATCCCTGTAGATGGATTTCTAATTTTCCATTTGTCAAGACGTTCTGCTACCCACATGTTAGGATCTCTCCTCATGTGATAGACAAACATTTCTCTTGCTTTTCTTGTTTTAGGATAAACCCTAACTCTACCACTCTGCATTTGTCAAGTAAGATATTGTATCGTCTTGACTACCAAGTACAGAAGCGATCCAATCCTCTTCCCTCTCCTGAGTTTTTTCTTGTCTTGTGTCATAGTCCACCTCAAGGTAGTTTCTTTTCTTCATAACCAAATCCTCCATTTTGGAATTGACGTTCTTCTTCTACTTCTACTCTAAGTTTCCTTAAAGCAAGTTTGAGTTTATGCAATTCCTCACTATCATATAGTGATGGGTCTTGCTCACTCTTTTTGAGTGCGTGTTTTAAGAGTCTGATTTGACCCTTTGAACTGAAGAACTTTCTCATTATAGTATGTCCATATCTTTTCCATGCCTATTAGTAGACACCTCTTCTACTGGCACAGGTTTAATTTTAAAGTTTGCACTAAATGTAATGCGTGTTTTACTTCCTTTATGAGGTGACACTAGGTGTAGATAATGTGATGGGAACATTAATATATCACCATCTTTCACCTTTGGTATTGTTAATTGTTCATCAGGTGTATTTAATACATCATCTATACCTAACAATTTAATTGTTGAGTGTTCTTGATTGTAAAATCTAAATCCTGAGTCTGTCTCGTCAGCAAGTTGATAAAAATATACCATACTGATATTTGTACCATCAGAATCACTGTGGTCATGTATCTCTTGGTAATCCCCTGCTTCATATTTATTTGCCCAACCATTTTCCATAGTGATGTCAACATCAACTTTAGTGCCTACATTCTGCACAAATCTGTCCATAGTTGGTTTAATACATTTTAACCATGATTGCCATAGTTCGTATGTATTATTCTCATGTCCCCATGATGTTTTAACTGCACAATTCCAACCTTTTGGATTAAGAAAATTGTCATCATTATTTAAAAAGTCACTAAAAAGTTCTTTAGTTGTTTCTTGATCTTCTATTGAAAGTTGATCTTGAAAAAACCATTTAGGACTAAACACTTTTATTGTCATGTTTGTTTATAAAGGTCTTTTAAGTGTAATGCTTCACATATTAAATCTACATCTTTCATCTTCTTCTCATATTCGTTGAATGGTATTGCACCATCACGAAAATACTGCTTTTGCAGTTGACAAACGTACATTATCAAAGAGTCCTTGACTATTAATTTTTGTTCGTGATTAAGTATAGCACTATGAATTATGGTCATTTTCTTAATGTTTTGACGTATTCTACCATTGTATCACGAATTTCGATCAGTTCATCATAACATCCCTGATTATGTGCACATCCACGTAATTTAGGGTCTGGTTTTAATAGAGATTCTATAAAGAGATCAAGTCCTCTATTGTACTTGATCTCCTTAGATTCTTCTTTATCAATAGAGTGTCGATCCATCAGTATTGAGTTGTGTAATCTAAATCTATGTCAGCAAGTGAAGCATCATCATAGTCTAGTTCTTCATCATCAAAAGTCTCTTTCTTCGTTGAGTCTTTTAATTCTTTTGTCTGTTTTTCTGTCATAATTTGATTCAGATTGAAAACGATTTTTAGAACCTTTTTGACGTTTATCCCGAATTGATTTACCAAAAGAATAACTTTCAGAACCATTACGTCTAAATGTCTTACCCATGATAGATTAGTTTTTGCTAAACATATTTGTATTATATATTAGCATAACTTCCCATCTTATTCAAGAGTTAATGAATCAAAATTGAGAATTGTATCATCTGTTCCTTTTGTATTGATGATGACATCCTCTTTTATTATAGGGTCTGATTTACCTACAACTAAATCAAGACTATCAAAGACATAACCCACACCATGCAAAAAATCCTCGACCTTCTCTACTACGATAGGTAGAGTGTCTGAGGAAAAATCTTTGGTTGTGACAGTTCCATCCTCGTCTGTACATACTAAATTAAACTCTGGCATTTTTATTTTGCTGTTAGAGTCTAGTATAGCAAATATAATTTAATTTGGCAACCCCTATGGTACGGTTATAGTAACGTCACTTCCTGTGTATGAGTATGCAGTGACCGTACCTGCTGCATCTGTAATTCTAACATATCCATGTCCACCTGCTGCTGCGTTAGAGTCTCCTCCTACTGATATTCCACTACCAGGATATCCTGCTTCTCCTGCTCCTGCGGGCATCCTTCCCTCTCCTCTATGATTTCTTACGTTAGTACAATATGTTGAGTTGGTAAAACCTGAACCTCCTCCTCCACCACCCATTGTGTTGGACTCTGAGTATCCACCTGCACCTCCACCATAATATCCTCCTCCACCTGCACCACCATAGCAGTTTGAGTTAGCAGTTCCACCTTCTAATGCTCTTGCTGAGTATGAACTACCATCCTGTGCATTTCTACCACCTCCCATATTTGAACCTGCTCTACCTCTATATTGCAACTTATTATCATATGGGGATGCACCATCTTGTCCTGTGACACCTCCACCTGCACCACCCCAGTTTCCTTCTTGAGATCGAGATGAACCACCTCCACCTCCACCACCTGCAATGATTAATACGTTTGCGTGTGTTGCTGAAGTTATGAATACTGCTGACGCTCCTCCACCATTTGAACCATATCTATTGTCTCCTCCATCACGATTTGCTGTACCTCCACCACCATAAGACATTCTTGTACCATTAACTAATCCACCTTCTCCCACTCTAATTACGAGGTTTGTATTAGATGCTAAACCACTAATATCTGCTTCTACATATCCTCCACCACCACCTTCTGCACCATATGACCATCCACCTGCACGACCTCCACCGCCACCTGCTCCCCAACATTGAATTTTATATTGCCTTCCCTCTCCTTCTGTGTTAACCCACTCAGTACCATTATATACCATTGTCTTGTTGGTAGTAGTATTTTGTACCATTTCCCCTGCAACTACACCACTTGTAGGTAATTGTGCAGTTGTTTTCTGTGGTATTTTTAATTTAGTGTCTGCATCAACTTCCCCTGTAGCGGTTATGTTAGTTGCGTTTATAGTTCCTACATTCAGTTGTGACATCTTACCAATAAATTATATCTTCTGATATATTTATATTAAAAATGTCGTTATCCAAGCATATCCTATTAACCATGCACATAATCCACCAAGTACCTTGTAATACTTTCTTATAGGTGTACCAAAGTATTGTTGTCCTATCATTAAACACTTGTGTGCAGGGGATAATAAGTATCCTGAGTATTCTGTTGCCAAGAACCATACAAGATATTGAGGACCAAATATTATTACAAGTGCTGAGGTCATTCCTGCGTATTTACCTGATGACCCCATAATCCATGCTGCTATTGTAGCAACTATTGATACTGGTATAATCATAGTTGGATTTGCTGCTGATAGATATGCCATTACAGGTGCTTTGATGAGTCCTACCACACCACCAAGTGCTAATACTATCGTTGCAATAATAGCAAACTTACCATCAAGAAACTGACCCCAGTTCCAATCCTTACAAATATAAGCATAATAACAACACATTACTGCGAACCAAGGAAAGAAAAATATTGCTCCTGCTTTACCTACACACAATAAGAACCAAATCGTTGCTATGAATGGTGCCCAACCTCTTAATGCTCTCTGCCAATCAAAGTCTTGTATTCCATCCATGTTAGGTAATACACTTCGGGGATCCACCTTACTAAAAATATACCACCATGTGTACGTCAAACATATTACAAGTGGTATGAATGTATATGATAGCATCTGTCCATAAGTTATACCTAACGCTGCCATAGGTAATATGATAGTCTTTTCTAATGGACTCCACCAATAGTAGTGATGTGTAGATAGATAATCAATAATACCAAATGCACTCCTCTTCTTCTTATCAGGTGGTGCTATAGCATCTAATAATGGTGCTGATAATGCAACTCTACCTGGTATTGGTAGTACTCCACCAAATATAGAGGTGATAATTATCATCACCCTATTGTCTTTAATATATCTCTTTGCAAGTGAGTAAACATCATTGAGTACATTATACTTACGAATATATCCTCCCAGTATCATGATACCAAAGATATAACCCATGTAGAGTTCTTTCTGTAAGATTGATAATAGTATTTCAAGCATAATTGAAATTAATAACTAAACGATAATCTGAGTTAGATGTAGTTGTGCCTGTGTGCTCAGTATGATTTGGAAATGTCACAAATCTATTTGCAACTGACTCTACTACAGTGCCATCTTCAAACTTAGTATATCCATCACATGTATTCATATAAAAGATTGATGTTTTCATATGATCTTTGATAGGATGAAACTCTGAGTCTGTGACATCATGATGGAAACCATGTTCTATCACTTTTCCTTGATTAGGCATTATATTTGCCTTAATCTTAAATATGGAAATTGGTTGTATGACTCTTAATATAGGATGTAATATGTTTATTGTATCATCTACAGGAGAATATCTCTCATAAAATAGATGAGTAAATTGCATATTATTACCTGCATTTTGGTCACTATCATTGACAACTTTAGATGTGTACCAAGGAAAATTCCATGCCATCAGTTCCGAGTGCATTTGTTCAAACTCTCTGATAGGCAGAAAATTATCTTTTATGTCAATCATTTTTCAATTACTAATATATGTAATCCGTTCCACCAACTTTTATCATCTTCTGCTATCTCTGTCCTAAGTGTTCTTTCAAAGATTACATTCTTATCTTCTTGAAACTTCTTAGCATTGTCCACTACACCATTAAAGTTAGCATCATCTATGACTAGAATATAAGTATCCTTTGCCTGTTCATGTAAATGTTCTAAGTTTTTATTCATATTATCACCCACTTCACCATCATAGAATATAACATCAGGTCTATACTCTTTATTAGGCAACCATTGTAATACAGGTTTGACAGCAAATCCAACTGAGGTATCAAGATTCATCCATTTATCTGCGTTCTTGACCATTTCATCTACTGGATTTTCTACATCAAACTTTTTACCTAAATCTTTTTTCTTTGGTTTGATGACTCCATCACTAAAATCATCTATGGCATATGCGTTTACTGCACTGTTCTTATACAATGCTGCAAATAGTGTACTACCCATGTAGCAACCAACATCAGCATATACTGTGCCACGTTCTGAACATAGATTATTTAATAAGTGTCTGACTTTATCAGATGATAATCCTAAAACATCATATCCTTCTGGATTAAACCTAGAATTGTTATCCGTTGCTGCGTCAATAGCTCGGATTACACGATCCACATAAGGATTCATAGTACGTTTCTCCCTCTTCAATGCTGATTCTACCACAGATTCACAATAGTTGCAATCCCAACAATCAAATCTGCAACTTTTAATTTTGTTTCGCCATATATTTATAGGTGCATCCTTAACCTTGACATCTTTCATATACACATCAAATTCTGGATACAATATATCTTTACCTTCATCCCAACGTTGTATCAAGTCTAGTGACTCTTTAAATCTGGTTGCTGACTCTCTACCATGCAACTTAAATACATCTATGACATCTAAAAACTCTTCCCAATCCTCTCTCCAAGGCGGTAGATTCGCTTCTTTTAATGAATGTGCAGGGTCATAAGCATCCCAACGTGAGCAAGATACTCTACTAATATCACTATTAAAATACTGAGGGTCACTATCTTTCCTTGTACTATTATAATGATAATGTTCTGGCATAATAGGGCATCCACCCCAACAATGCTCATTTGCAAGTAGAGATAGTTTTACTGGATTACCTTTCTCTGCACAATATTCTTTTGCTTGCTTGAGTCTATCTAAGAGTGGTCTATCTCTCATCACATCACGATCAAGATTAATGTAATAAAAACCTGCACTAGCAAGTGATACTATTTCATTAGGTTTTGATACCTCTCTGAGTATAGTATTCTTAATTTTTAATTCTGGATATTCTTTCTGTATCTGTCCTGTCATTACCCATGATGTATGGGGAATGGTTGCTATTCGTACACCATTATCATATAAAAATTTAAAGTTGGTGATAAATTCCTCAAGATTTTTTTGATCTGGTTTCACCCATATATTATTGAATGTAGCAGATAATGGTAGTTCTGTCTTTTGAGAAATATAAAATGCGTTCTTTACTGCCTGTTTACTATCATTTACACCACGAAATACATCCCCCATTGCGTCTTGCATGAATGGTGGCATCCTCGTAGTAAAATACAGGTCGTATATTAAATGCTTATGTTCATTAAGAAAAGGTATTACCTTATCTTCAATATCATCAGGACTTATCTTCGGGTTTATCGGAAGGGAGAATAGATCTTCCTGTGACATTGTTGTGTGCATAATCAGTTAGGACTCCTGTAG